AATGCTAAATTGATGTCGTAAAAAAGTTGTAGATATTCATCACCTAGTTTTGCTAACAAGTTAGGTAATCCTGGATTATTATGGTGCACTGTTGCCCAATCTAAATGTACACGATTTAAGAAGTTTTGGTCTAACTTAACTTCATCATAATCAAATACATATATTTTAAGTTTACTAGTGAAAACTTCATTTATACGAGATATGCTTTCATACAATCTGTCTACGCTTGCATAGGGGATTGTATCTTCTTTAATTATAAACTTGTTACTAGGAAGCTGATTTAGCCAATGTTCTACCAAAGGTAGATGAGTTATATCTACTGTAAGATAGTCACCAGTTTTTGTCCATATAAACTTCATTGTAAGATATGAGGGCGACATCTCTGCCGCCCTCTATGCCTTATGATTGGCGGTTACGGATCATCGCAAGGATGTCTTCTGCCCGCTTGCTTTCACCTTCAGGTGCCGCTGCTGGTGCTGCCACAGTTTCAGTTTGTGGTGCAGGAACAGGAGCCTCTGCTACAGGTGTTGGAGTTGCTGCCGGAGCAGGTGCTGGGGTAGCTGGCGCTGCCGTTGCAGTAGACGTACTAGAGGTTGAGGAACCTGCAGGAGCGTCAATACCATATGGACGATAGTACTGCCCAAAACGTTCAACGTCATAGGGCTGTCCATCTACACTTGCTTCGAACATCTCTTTAATGCACTGCAATTCTACTTCAGTAGGTTTCTTAGGAAGGAAGTCACTAAGTGTATGCAAGCCATGTGTTTCAATAGCCTGTGCTTGTGCTTCAGTAATTGCAGTTTCTTTACGAGCCCATTTACTGGTGCTGTAATCTGCATACTGACCCTTAGTGGTCTTTGTGATACGGAAGTCCAAACCAGCAGTATAATCTGTTGGCATTTCCTGAATGTCCGGATCCATAAGTGCATCCTTAATCAAGTTAAAGATGCTTGGTGAGATAACAAATCTGCGAATTGGATTCTCAGGTGTATCTTCTTGAAGTGGATTTTCGTTTACAAAGCCTTGGAAGATGTAACTACGCTTCTTCCAATACTTGCGACCCATTTCTTCAAGACTTGAATCTTTGAACCAGCCACGCACTTCAGTTAAGATAGGACAGGTCTCATTCCACATCTCAACACATGGTACTTGTACCACTACTGGCTTGCTGTTCATATCATTCTTAATACCATTAAATGGCAATCGAATCATAAGCCTTTCAGCCCAGAAAAATGTGTTATTAGGATCACCATCGGGTAAGAAACGAACTGCTGTCGTTGATCCTTCAGGGATATTCCAATGTGGGAAGATTGCGTTGTCGCCGCCGCCTGTACGCTCACTGCGTGATTCTTGTGATTTTAGTTTTGCTCTAATTTCTGCCAAAGATGTTGCCATTATTTTCTCCTTAAATGTGCCTATGTTTTAGCCTTGTATGTGCCTATTCACATACTATAATATTGTATAGTATATGCGCTTTTATTTATCATGTCAATAAGTTTTTTTGTATTTTGTGAACTATACATCCGCAATCTGGACCGCTTTCATTTTTGTATTTTGCTAGTAAATCTAACTTATTTGGATCCAGTTTACGCACAAGTTCTTTTGATATACTTGCATCTATTGCTTGTGCAAGTAGTTGTTCTGGACTGCTTTGCATTGCTAAACGTAGGATCTCCAAATCTTTGTATGGCGTAAAAGTCAGTGTCTCACCTAAATGCCAGTGTTGATGATCGTTTGCTAACCAGTCTAGTATTTGCGTATAACAATCACGTTTAATGTCTGTTACGCTGTCTGTTATACCCTTTATATTGTCCGGTTTGTTAAGGTACATATACATGTAATGTTCAGGTTTAGTTTCTGCTAGTATGTCTATGCCCATGCTTGCAAGTAGTTTGCTACTAGTGTAAGGACCTCGCATTAGATACTCGTCTCCGTGAGCTCCTGATACTAGCACACAGGGCTCGTTCCAGTATTGTATTTGCCTATATGCCCAGTAATTTTGTACAATATATTTTTGATTAGTTACATAAAACTCGTCATACTTACAGTACTCATAGTCAACTAGTTCATAGTCATTAGTATATTTGTCAAGATATGCCCACATCAACAAACTATCTATGCCGCCACTTAGAAATATTTTAATTGGAAGTTTGTTTGTTTTTACAAATTCCTCAAAGTGATTGCATAGCCTGTGGTGTATAGCATCAACAATTTTGCTGTCTGTAATATCCTGTTTTTGAAATACAATTTTATTGTGATCACTAGTAATCTGCATTGTACCGTCAACTTGAATGTTAGTTTGACTAGCCCATATTTGATTAGGTAATTTTTCTAGATTAGTAATTCCATCATCATCATAATATAACGGAAATCCGCGTGTTACATCATGCTCTATTTTAACAAGTTCTTTATCACATATAAACTTACAGTAATTTACTGATAGTCCTTTGTATATTACGTTGTCATAATTATGCCAGCCAGGATCTGTGCTTAAACACAGCCCATTTGGTAGCAGTGTGTGTTCTGCCAAATTATCCTTAAAAGTTTTTCCTAAGTAAAAGAACATAATGCTATTATATATGTTTGTGGTAACTAAGTCAAAAAAAAGCAGTGCATAGCACCGCTTTTCTTGTATCTAAATTATTATGAGCCTCGTTCTATGTCCTGTAGTTTACGCATTTCTCTTGCTACAATACTTCTTGGTGTCAATTGGTATCCTTCTTCGCCTTCGTGTATGCCGTGGTTGCTCTTAAATTTTGACCCTACGCCTGCCATTGCTGCCATCTTTGCAATGCTTTCCGCCACTTCGTCTACTTCCTGAACTTCTTCGCCTACTAGTTTTCTAATCTTAGATCCTGCAACATAGTCTGGTAGTACCTTTTCAAGTGCTGCCTTAATATTGTATGACTTCATTACTTCATTACGGAATTCGTTAGTAAATGGGTATAGTTCCATATCTGCTTCCATGTCTGCAATTACTTCATCAATCTCCTGTGCTAGATCACTCATGCGACCTTCTTCAACTCCATCTTCTTTTACTTTGTACACTTTGCCGTCAACTTCAAATTCATCTTTGCCGTCTTTTTTAGCCTGTGCTAGTGCGCCTGAGAATTCGTTGCCTTCGTTTGGATCTTCGTCAATCTCTGCTTCATTGGCTTTTACATCGTCTGCATTGCTGCCCATGCGCTCGCCCTGTGTAGCACTCATGTTTGCTTGCTGCTTTGACATGCCACGATCCTGACGAGCACCAAATGTTCTTGGGATAACCATTGTATCATTACCATCTGCACGAATCTTGTCCAGTGCCATCTTCATTGTCTCTTGGAACTTCTGATCATAGTCATCTACATGATCCATTAACCAGCCTATGATAATTGGACGGGCATCACCTTCTGGATCTTTGTCACCTGCTACACCTAGGTCATCAAACAATTCATCATCACCTAATAGTCCGCCCAGTGCATTTGCAGCATCATCACCGCCATCACCAAGTGCAATAGGCTGGCCCATCATTGCTGCAAGTTTCATTGCTTCTGCTTCATTTTCTGGCAAACTCCATGTGCCTTCACTGATCATATTCATGTTTTGTTCAAAAGACTCAAAGGAAATATCCTCAGTTTTGTCTTTGCCGTACAAATCTTTCTTAGCCTTAAGTTGTTTGACTTCTATTTTGCCCTGTAAATACTTCTTTGCAAGTTTTAACGCTATTGCTTGTTGCGCTGGATCAGTAAGTTCTATTTCACTTGCTGAATTTGCTGCAGCATCATTAGTCATATTGTTTGCTAGGTATTTCATAATAGCAACTAGGATACTACGATTCTTTTTAGTTACATCCATGTCGCTGTTCTTCATAAACTGCATATAGTTTTTAAGTTCGGCAATGTCTGCAGGCTTGTCGAATACTTCAATGTTTTCATTGTTGTCTGCAATGTCTGCTAGTGACTCAGAACCTTTAGCAATATTTGCTGCTTGCTTTTCAAGTTCTTTTGGTTCGCCTGGATCAATTGATCTATCAAAGTAAGGTTTAATTGGAGCATCCATATCTTCTTCGTCATCGCCTTTTGCTTCCATGTTTGATTTATAGTCCATTGCTTTTCTCACACTAGGTAAACTATCAGTAAGTCTATCATCATAAACTTCTCGGGTAAGTTTTTGTTTTAAATCTTCTAAATCATTTTCTTCTACTTCAACTGCACCAGGCGCCCAGTTTTCAAAGTAATCATTATATCCTTTAGCACTACTTACTGCTTTAAGTGTATCTTTTAGACCATAGTATCTGTCTGTTGCTGCATCAATAACTTCTTGTGCATCTTCATTTACATATTCATCACGCTTAACACTACGCACAAAATGCTTGAGATCCTGCATTTCTTTCATAATCTCAACAATGTGTAATCCTCGATCATCACGGGTATGACCTTCGTTTGACACATGTCTTGCCATTGCTCTAGCACCAGGTAGATAGTTGTTAGCAAACTTAAAGCGTTCGCCTTCACTATTCTCAATGTAGATAGCACTAATGTTGCGACTTCGCGCACCCTGCTTAGTTTCATCTACTGTACCTTTATGCTTAATAATAAGTTTTGCTGTTCCTTGTTCTAGGAAACTTTTTTGGCTTGTTCCGTGTAGTCTGTTTTCCATCACTTCGTCCTGGTTACGTTGTGTTAAAAACTGATAATCTTTCTTATCAAGTCTCTCTTTTGTTACATTATGCGCTTCATAGTTTAACATATTTCTTGCACTAAATTTGCTTAGTTCTTTTAAAAATCCATACCAAGCATCTGCAGTATTACTATCCGCATCTTCTACCATACTATTCGGGAAGTAAACTTGAAGTAATCCTTCTTCGTTTAAACTTATAGTTACTGCACCTATAGGCAAATCTCTGTGCTTATATTGAAATTCGAAGAACCGCGCTTCGCTTGGATCTGTAGTTGTAACACCTTCACTGTTCCCCAACTTTATGTTAGCGACACGACTACGAATTTTATCAAACAATTCTTCTGCTATGTTGTTAATGCTTCTCATATGTGTATTTATGCTAGAGACAAATTTAAATCATAACAAAAGGCATTGGCTCTTGGTCATAATCATCACCGTCTCGAATATGATTTTGCAGTTCGGGATTGTAGTTTTTCAGTGTTTGTGCCATGCGCATTACCAGCATTGTACTCATAACAAGATCATCAGTGTCGCCTATCTTGGCTTTGTAACTATTGCCGCTTGCAATAAAACTTTTAAGTTCACTTATAAGCATCTTGCTTTTGATCTTAACTTTATCAGTCTCTACTAGTGTTTTAAACTTTGCACATATAGCGAGTTTACTACGGTGTGTAGTGTTGTATCCTCGTCTGTATACTTTGCTGTTTCCGTGTCCTCCGGGCTCGCTGAGGAAGTATCCAGGTATATTCTCTTCACCAACTTCGGCAATACTTTGTAGTGCTGCTTCTCCAATTGTGTTATTTTCTACACTATAGTAAACGCTATTGTTGTCACCACATTTGTCAACAAGGTATTTGTTAATTTCAATTAGGATACGGATTTGTTGTGGTATAGGAGTTTTGTTGTGACTCCATTCTCCTACTTGTTCCATGCTAGGAATCTCGAATATCTGTAATGCAGCAGGATCACCGCCTGTTCCTAAACTAGGATCTAATCCTACAATGTATGCTTTGCCCTTGCTTGGTTCTTTGTACCATCGCACTGCGCCATGTCTAAACGAGGGATCTTCACCTCGTAGATTAGTCAGTACCATACTGTCTATTAGTGTTTCATCATAGATAATAAATTCACAGTCATGTTCACGTCTAAAACGTTCTTCGCCAATACGCCCTAGTTCTTCTGCTTTCCATTTGTCATCTCTGTCTGGATGTTCGTACCAATAACTACGAAAAGTTTTAAACCCGTTAATACCTACGTCAGTTGGATTTCCTTCTGTATCATATTGTTTGTTTCCGTCACGCCATATAAGCGCAAATTGATCTTCGTCACTGTTAGGTGTGCTTGTAATAATAGCCTTACCACCTGTTGCTAGTGTAGGCGAAATACTAGTCCAAAATTCGCGGGCAATACTAGGACGTACAAATGCAAACTCATCACAGTATAGTAGCGTAATACTCATACCTCGTCCAGTGTTATCAGTAGTTGCTTGTGCCACAATACGCGAACCGTTGTCAAAGTCTATACTGCCTTTGTTATAACTTGTGACACCAGCACGAATATGATTAGGACATAGTTCGTAAGCATAGCGAATACGTTGCATAATCTCCTGAGCACCGCTGTACTTGTGTGCTGCAATAAGGATTACACTGTCTGGCACAAACATTGCATACCAAAGCAAATATCCTGCTGCAGTTGTACTTTTGCCTGTTTGTCTAGGTAACATGTTAATGTTAAAGCGATAGTTGTGATATATGTCTAGCAATTTGTCCTGATATTCATATGCATTGTAAACCATACGCCCTCTGGTCGGATGCTGAATATTAAAAAATTTGTTCATAAAATATTTGACGCCACTAACAGGGTCTGCACATTTTGCAAACTCCGTGAATTGTTCTGTCGTAAAATTATCTTTTTGATGTGGCTTTTTTATAAGCACACCGTCTAATGTTTTTGCCATATTATACTTTGTAAACGTCCTTTAAGTTGACGTATTCCTTACCGCCCCAATAGTTAGTGTGATACAGATATGCCTCTTGTATTACTGCATCTATGTTTTTGTGCCAATATCGAATAAACTTAACACTACGGGGGAAATCCGGTATAATGTCCTGAGTTTGCCAGGTAAATTCATTTATCAAATGAACATGATCTGGCATATGGTAATAAACTTGTATAGAGACTAGTTTGTCCCTGTCAAATCTTTTTATCATATGCATATTTATCGGATAATAAATAGCAAATGAAATTGTATCAATACGGGTGTAGCGTAAGTTTAGGCGAAGAAGCAACTATATGCTATGGCAAACTTGTAGCAGAACAACTAGGATTTGAGTTTATACAACACAGTGAAAGCAGTGCAAGCAATCCGCATATTGCATTAAAATTTTGTGAAACTTACACAGCAATTACTCCAAAAGATTTTGTTATATTTGGTTGGAGTCATCCCAATAGACAGAGCTGGTATAACAAAAGAGCTGAACGTTGGGAGCATATGAACTATGTGCAGGGCAAGAAGTCTGGTAGTACGTTAGTTGACAGTTGCAAGGATTATCTGGTAAATCAACACTGTGAATACATGGAACATGTACACACTTGGTATCCTCGTCACATTGTAGAAACTACTTGCAAGTTAAACAACCTGCGCTATATGCATGTTGATTGTGTGCCGGGTATGGTTAACACGCTGGGTGCTGACGGAAGTAACAAGGAAAGCAAGTCAAAATATATAGCGGATCACTTACACCCAAATGATGAAGGTCACCGCTATATACATAGTTTGTTACAAGAAGAACTTAGTCTTCTTCTTTAATTTCTGCTTCTTCTAAAAAATCCTTGTAACTTTTGTAAAGATTTTCTTCTACAGTTTTAAGTGCTTCTTTATCCATTGGATTGTCACCACCTGATGCAGGAGTATGCATGTTCTTAGGACCGTTTAGTCCGCCACTTAGACCAATTAACTGATCTTCTGCATCCATATACTGCTCATCTGGCTCATTAGCATACTCTTCAATGCGTTCTGCATAGTCACTATAACCTGCAAGTTGCATAATGTCTGCAAGTTCTTGGACAGGAATTTCTACTATTGCTTCTTCAACTGCTTCACCAACTTTTAAATCATCTGGCAATGCAAATAATTCATCTTGTGCAAATTCTTCTTGTGAACCATCCATAAACTTTACAGTAACTTTATCACCATTTACTTTAACAACTGTGCCAGGTGCTTGATCCGGACCTTCGTCTTCTGGAGCAACCTTAGCGCCTACTACAAAGCCTTCTTCAACTTCTACTTCTTCAATCACTGATTCTTCTACTTCTGATTGGAAGGCTCTTAGATCGTCTTCTGGAACACTCTTAAGCAATTCTTCTATTGCTGTTTGGTCACCCATTTCTATATCTCTAATCATTTGATCAACTACTGAATCAATTAATGCTTGATCAACTGCTTCAGTGACTTCTTCTTCTTCAACTGCTTCTTCGTTAGCAAGTGCCATGTCCATGTCGCCATCATTGTCAACATCAACCATAATCCAGTTGTCACCTTTTGGATCCATACTGTCACATTCACAATCTGTAGTTGGACAGCCTAACATGTCACCACACTTTTCACACTGTAATGTTTTTGGCATCATGTTGTGGTGTGCTTCTTCAATTTCTTCTTCTTCAATCGCAACAGATTCTTGCTCAGGTAGCTGCGCTAGTTCCTCTGCGATATTATCTAGTTTCGCTCTTAGTGATGCAATATCCATTGCTTTTCTCCTTTATTTAAAATGTGCTCGGATCAGTGCCGCCAGCGGCACCGGTACCTCTTACGTTAGCCATTCTTCTTTGGTATGCTCTAATATCATCTGGATCACTTGATCCTGCAGCCAATGCAGCTCTCGCTCTATCTCTTGCGTTGTTTACCTTATTAAGCAGTGCTGCTTTTGCGTCTGGATCTGTTACTCTTTGTCTAACATTTAGATTGCCACTAGCATCTCTTGCGACGGTGTTTGTCCCGTCACTTGCTCTAAAACTAGTGTCAGTTCGTCTAGGTCTTCCTCTAGATCCAGCACTTTGCGTACCAACTGGTGCTCCTGATAATGACGCTGTTCTAGTAGTTCGTGTAGTTCGTGTTGCATCACCGGGCTGTCTTGGGTTATCTGTGCGTGAAATTGATCCATCTGCTGCACTTGCAAAGTTACTACCTGCCGCATTAGGAGTAGCCTGTCCGTCTATGCCTGCGCTTGATGGCGCTGATCTCGCAACGTTTCTTCCTTTTCTACCAATAACACTGCGTGGACTAGGTTTAAAAATACTACTAATGCCTGCGCCAATCTTATCAAGGAAACCGCCGCCAGCGTCTGCTACTCTTTTAAAAGATTTTTTAACAGCATTATTACTTTTGTTTACTCTTATGTCCTGAGCAGTAGCGCCAGGCTTTCTATCTCCTGCACCTGCTATAGGTGTAAATGCTTTTGGTGATGGTGCTGCAGTTGCAAATTCACCAGCATCTGTTGGAGTAGGCGCTTTGGCTGCTGGTCCTGCTGGATTACCACCATCTCGTGGTCCTGCTGCTTTAGCCATTGCTGCTCTTGTATTTTTACCCATAATACCATCTGCTTTGATATCAAAACCTTGTGCTTGCAATTTCTTTTGCAGTGCCATTGTTTTATCAAAATCTTTAGTGTTTGCTGCAGTCGCTTTTACTTTTTTTCTAGGAGCGGCTGCTGCTGGTCTAGGCTTTGGCATTGGTACCGCTGCTTTAGCTGCTGCATCTGCTGGACCATCGATGCCTGCTCGTGCCGCTGGATTAGGTTTTGGAGCAGCTCTTGGAGCAGTAGCATCACCGCCTAATGCTGCGCCAGCCATTGCGCTTGCTGGTCCGTCTACGCCTGCGAGTTTAGCTGCATTTGCTCTAGTAGGGCCTCCTACAGGACCTGTACGTTTAACAGGTGCCGGCGTTGCTGGCTTTAATGCTGCCGGTCCGTCTTGTCTGCCTACACCAGTACCGCCTAATTTTGGTTTAGGTGCTGCGCTTGCGGCGCCATCAATGCCTGCTTGTGCCGCTTTAATGTTTTTTGCACTCTGCTTAGGATCTGACGAGCCTTGTTTACCAGGAGTTGTAACTGCTTTGACCATATCACCAAAACTGTTATATGCTACATTTCCTCCTGGAGGTGCTTCATTTACAATGTTTTTTAGTGCATCAATTGCATTATACAGATCTTTCATTAGTCTTCCTTTTTAGCAAACTCATATTTGCGTGTCTCTAAACTCTTAAGCATGCTACCATTGTATTCATCGCCAAAATTATCTTTGGCATTATTTGAATCTTCATAGTCGCTTTCTAACTTTGCAGTATACTCTTCGCCTTCTTCTTTAAGTGCTTCTTCGCGAGCAATCTCTTCAGGATGTTCACTGTTAATAACCACTAAGTGACTTGCAGGTACACCAACTGTTTGACTGATATATTCATATAGTTGATGTGCAGTTACAGGATAACTTAGTTCAGCGTCCATAATAAACACTTCTGCATTTTGAAGTGTCTGAAAATCCATTGGATGTTCCTGTATAGGAGTTTTCTTTGGCTTGCTGATACTTTTCATATCATATTTTTCTAATGCTGCTTCTAGTGCGTCCATACGTTCTTCATCGCACTTCTCAGCCATTTTAATGCGAAACTTATATGTTTGTTCGCTTTCTACAAGATAACTCTTAAAACTTTTCATTGTGGTATTCCTCAATTATATAGTGTATTTATTACTTTTCTGGATTATTCCTACCAAGGATTTCCATTAATAGTTGGTTACGATCTACTGCTTGCCCATCACCATCTTCAACTTCTTCGCCATTGGCTTTTGCTTCTTTAGCAAGTCTAGCATCTAATGTTGCTTTTTTTAGTTGTAAGTCAACCATGCGTAGTTTTTTGTTGATCTTTGCACTCTTTGCACTCAATGCTGTATCCAACATACGGCTTGCATTACTAAAGATTTCACCACTAAAACGTGCTTCTACATTCATACCAAGATCCATTAAGTCTTTAAATGTATCCTGTGCAAGTAGTGCAATATCATCCATTTCTTTATCACTAGTATCAAGTTCACGTACACTAGGCAATGCAGCATCAATCTTATCTACGTTACTCAATGCTGTTTGTAGTTGAGGGATGTCATCTGCTGTAACTGCTTCTACAACTGTGCTATTTTCTTCTGCTGTGATGTCTATTTCATTTGTAGGTGCAACATCAAACAATTCTTCTAATTTCTTGGTCATACTAATAGTTATCCTTAGCGTTTGCCGTTGTGGAAAATATCATCTTCTGTGACTACTCTAAAACGCAAGCCTTTATGCTTTGCCCACTTTGCAGCGGCTTCCCATTTAGCGTGGTTGATAGCAATAGCAAGTTTTTCTTTTTCGCGAGTTTTTTCCGTAAGCATGGTCTGTGCTTTGGGCTTTATCTCTATAAGTTCAGCATGCTTGTTACCGCGCTTGTCTTGATATACTACAACAAAGTCTGGTACATATACTGTACCTTTGCCTGTCAGTGGATTACGGTAAGGAATTGTAATTGCTTCACTTGCCCAACTTATTACACTTGGATTATTGTCACAAAAACGCATAAATGCATGTTCCCATCCACTGCGATAGCGAGGCTCTTTGTTGCCACTGTACTTTGCTGTATTTGTTATTGTGTATATGCCATTAGCATATTTGTTACGACTAAACATTTACGCCTCCACTTGGCGTGCTGTATTCTCATTCGGGGTAATGTTTGCTTCGTAGCCCAGCAAACTTCTGCCACTGCGACTCATGTTTAAAAATGTTGGGATAGCACTTTTTAAATCTGTAGTTGTTTCAAACTGTGCAATAATATCTAATATAAACAAGTCTAGTTCATTTGCTGCTTGTACAACTGCGGCAGTAAGCGCCGCGGCAGCTTGTTCGTTGTTAGTTCTTGCTACAAAAAAACTTTTTGCTGCTTCATATTCTTGGTCTGTCATCTTAATAGGAACAGTAAAATAGTTAGTGAAATAATCTTGTACACGTTGGTCAAAATTATCTGCTGGATTTACTATTGGTAGATTTGTTTCTTGTGCCATTATAGATTACCTAGTCTTACTCTTTCACTGTAATATTGTTGCAATTCTTTACTTAGGTTAGGATCTTGTAAACGTTTCTTTGCATGATCAACTGATAACCGTCTTGAATTTACAGTCTCACTCGTTTTGGTGTAAGTTGTTACATCGCTTATTTTATTAGGTGCACCGATAGTACCTGTTGAGTTTGGTATAGTATTAGCATATCCAACATTTTCTACTTGTGTATTTGATGTTGTGCTTGTAAATAGCGGAGTTCCTATACTTTGTCCCTGACTACTAATACTGTCATTTGTTCCGTAGTTAGTTTGATTGTTAACTACTATACTTGTAATATCGTTTACATCAAGATCTTTTATAGATGCCTTGCCAATAAACGGTACAAGTATATTACTTGTAGGTTTTTGACCAGACAATACGTTACTTGCAACTTTTCCTAATGCTGTATTAAGCACACTTCCAAATGTTAAGTCAGACAAGTTATCAAACAATATGCCTTGATTGTTAATAGTGCCTAAATTATTGCCATTGAATAAGTCTGTTGGACGTTGTCCATTGGTATTAACAAGTTGTCCATTAATAAATGCTTGTCCAAACTGATTACCATTGCTTAAATCACTAGTTTCAACATCATAGTGTATTTCACCGAAGCCAGTTGGACCTACGTCATTTACAAATCCTGTAGCATATTTTACAGATTCGTACTGTAAGTGCATACTATGTTGCATTAATCCACCGTTTGCATAGGCATGGTTATCATGATTAAAACTTGTAATAATAGGATTGATTAGTGTGTACTCTGCAAACTTGTGGTTATGCATGCTGTAGATTTTAATGGCTTTAAAGAAACGTTTATTGCCGTTTTGCATGCCCCACTGTTGCTGTGTTCTATTTGCATATCTATCCTGTGTGTTATAACTGTTGCTGTCTAAACTATAACTTGGATCTTTACTGTAAAATGCATAATACTTATGCCAAAGATTTCGTATAAGTTCTTTTACATCATCATGAAATGCTACATTTACTGGATTGTAACTAATCTTATGATGTGTTTGTACTTGTCTATTATACTGATTATGTGTTTGTACATCAATGCTGTATGATGGCAGATCTATGCTTTTAACAAGAATGGGCATCTCAAGTTTTTCGACTGTGTTAAACAGACCTTGTGCTTCTGCAGTAAATTCAAATACTACATGAAAGAGATTGCCGTGTCTAGGCTGTAACTCGTAGTTATTGTCAACAAAAGTGCGCGACGCATGTTTATAGTCGCGCATTGTTTCGCCTTGCTGTAAGGGTGATAGTAGTGGGTTTACACTAGCCATATGGAATAACTCCTATTAGCCAGTAATAGTTTGACCTAGTGTTCTCGTTACCGCTGAACCAACGCCGTCACCTAATGGTGATTGTACAGCATTGTCAAATCTAATACTCATTGCAACCGTTGCAGGTTCCTGACTTGCATAGTTAAGATCACCATAGTTAATGTTCTGAATAAAGCAGCCGTATAATTCCCATGTCTCAAGTACACTTGGTGCGTTTGCACCGTTGCCGCCGTCTAGAATTTCAAAGCGTGTAATGAACTTGTAGTCAATGCCTGAACTAGCACTGCTCTGTTCCATCATATCGAACTGCTTTTGTACTTGCTCTCCGCATAATTTTGTTACGCCGCCATTGACATCGTCACGTAGATTAACTGTAACCAAATCCCATGCATGTTTTCCAACCAAGTACACTCTACTATTGTAGACAGGAATTTCAAATTCTTCAAATGTTACACTAGGGCGTGTAATATCCATAACCTGCTTTGTCATC